GAAGAATTATAGCTGCCATAAAAGGAGCCTTGTCCCTTTACATCAGCAGATCCGTTGAATGTTTTCCCAAAAATTGATCTGGAAGCTGCTAATTTCGTAGAAGTTCCCGCATTTCCTGTTATATCTATCCCCCATGTTCCACTGGCGTTTTCGCCCGTTTTGGACGGGACATAGCCTTTGTCTGCTTTTTTAGTATCTATATCATGCAATTCCTGGTCAATTTTTTCAGCATTAAAATCTTCTGGATTAAAAAAATCATTATCCTCTGGAATATTAAATCCAAAATGTTCTGACTGTCTCATTTCATCACTTCCTCCCTTAATTGTTTGTAGGTATATATCTTTAATTCTTTGTATGTATACGGTCTCAAAAGCCCGTATACATTATACATCAGGTCAGCATCCACCACCAGATTAGCCGGTATCATCCGGTCCAATAATGCCTTTACATCGTTTAACATATTCTTGCTTGTGAGCATAACTTTGATTCTGACGGTGTAAATCTCGGGGAAAAGCTCGATCGTGTAACCATCTTTTCCGCATAAAACATCTAATATCATACACAATTTTTTAAAGGTATATGGTCTTTGTTCTGCCAAACGACCGGCAATATTATTTCTCCTATCCTGCAATGTGTATATGCCCTTATTTTTTAGATTTAATATCTTTTCCCAGCGTTCACATCCATGCTCGTCCAAGGAAAGAATAAAATTATTATTCCATAATGATTCAACCGCATTCCAAAGTTTATCCATCTGAGGCTGATATTTTTCACAAAGGATTTTTATCTCCCTAAATTCACGCAGCCATTCCGGAAGATAATCAATCACTTGTCTGTCCAACCACTTCACCTACTTCCGGTATTTTATATGTATCAATTATTACGTTTCCCTTATCATTATTTAGTTTTATTTCAGTCACATCTGTTATTCCATCCAGATTTAGCAGGATATTTTCAATCTGTCCAGCTCTCACCACTATATTTTCAGTATCCTCCCATGTTTTTCTGAGGGATAGGAAATATTCATTTATAGCAGCAACGATTCTTTCCTGTATATCAGCCCACGTATACCCATTTTGGAAAATTAAAGAGCACGCTATATCCACCGTCTGTTCCCTCACTGATTCAACAGTGACTATATGCCCGATTGGCGCTATTCCCACACCTGTTCCATCCATTAATGGATCGAATGCTTCTTGGATGTTTTGAACTGTTTCTTGTTTTGCCGCGCCAAAATCTGCCCCAAGAATGACTAGTTTCACGGTGCCTCCGCCATTCCATACCGGAATTACTTTGCAGGCTCCAACAATATCGAACTGGTCTGTCTTCTCCTTATATTCAGCTTTATTCCCACCGAAGGCCGCTTCGGTAAAAGAATCGAAGTAACGCTCTCGCAAGGACTCTTCGTCCTCGTCGTCCGTCCCGTAAGCCATAATTTCCACGATTGCAATACTTTCAAGCCCTTCCACATCCTCAATAGGTATTACATCTTCCGAAATATCATTGCCTGCTTTTCCTGTCTCTGCACAGGTTAATGAATAGTACCCATTGCCCAGATTTTCTGTGATCTCATAGTTCAGTTCGCCGATGTTAAATCCAGTGCCCGGCTGAATTTCTTTGTCTGGAGGGGTGATTTCAGCCTTAAGCACCGCAGGCTTCCCTTGTTTCACAAAAATCCCCCGTTCGGCTGCCCTCTTTATCAAATAATAATAGGAAGCTGTGTCAGCAAAGCATTCATCCTCAATAAGTCCTATATCCGAGTAGACCTGTTCAAGTTCCGCAGCCACCGGGGCCATTGCATCATATATCACCGACCCCTGGCGAGTATCGATTGACGAGTCTATCTTATCCAGCATTTCATCCATTATATCTTCATATGACTTATTTTCAAACATCAACTTCAACCCCCTCTATTTTGACTTCGTCGCCGTCAGTGCAGGTGATAATAAGAGAAAGTGTAATCTTTCTTTTTTCTATTTTCTGATCAATAAATGATACAGAAGCAAAACGGTCATCCTGTATAACGGATTCCTCTATCCTGTCCTTTGCTTCCGAAAGCGCGTAAGATATCGGCTTCCCCACCAGGTCATCAAACATCCGGCCATATCCGGCATCATATACTGGATATATTTCCGACTCTGTCATGAGGATCTTGTTCACAGCCTGTTCTTTCGCTTCTCTGTCATCAATAAACCCAGCAATTGTCATAGTTCTAAAGTTTAAATAGTATGTTTTGTCCGGAACGACCTTCTCTACCAGATCTTCCTGGAATTCATCTTCCTCGTAGTTGTCAATATCGGGTAACATCGATCTCACACCACCTTGTCTATAGCAAGATATTTCTGCCCGCCATCGGCGCGGATTAGGGCGACCTTATCACCTTTTTCCAAGCCCGCTTCGGAAACAGTTTGTGTTATCATGAGAAAATCATCATCCAGGATAGCCTTATCAGAAATCTTTATCCTGAGTGGTTTAGCTTCCACCACAATCCCCATAATGATATTACAAGGTTTGCCTGCACGATATGCATCCATAGCTATCTTTTTTATTGACTGATTTATATTATTCGCCATCAAAACCACCTCCACTTAAATCCAGATCCATGGTATATTGACCATTGTTAAAAGTATGTGTAACTTTATCTACAAGAAGATAGGAAGATACCTTTCTATCGTACAGATCCATTATGACCGGCACAAGACAACCTGCTCTCACTTTCGTGGACCCGAAAGCTCCTGTTATGGATAGTGTTCTCACTACTTTATTGTACATCTTAAGGAGCACTTTCCCTTTTAGTTTTGCCACCTTGGGGTCGTCTATTTTCTCGTAATACTGTAGCACGCCATACTTATTTATCGCCTTGCTGGAGCGACTTATGTAAACGTCCAGTTTTCCCGTCTTTTTATTTTCGTATGCCAGCTTTATTTGGTTATAATAGTCCTTATCGGTACTTACGGAATAATTATATCCTTGTCCAGTTTCTTCATCGATCAATATATTTACTTTCCATGGTTGCCGCAACATCATTTTTCCGTAATTGTCATACAATGTATAAATCTTTCCGGTTGCCGATATTGTCTCGTCCAGCGCGTTTTGTATGATATCGAAAAGCGTCTGATCCATATCTATCCTGGATACGGCATATTTTGTATTCGCGAGGCTTCCTGTCTTCAAACCAAAATCCCTGGCAATCATACGGAGTAATTTGGTGGCAGTTTTCTTTTTATATAGATAAGAGTCCTTGTTCTTTAAATATCTCAGCTGGTCATATGCCAGAACCTCTGTCATTCCATCTGTCTGGGGCTTTAATTCAAATACAAACCCATAAAAGAACGGCTTCTCATTCACGCTAAGCGCAACCGCATCACCACAGGATAGTTTCTTTGCTGGTGTAGAGAATACCAGTTTTCCAGGGGTGTTTTTTCTCTCCCATGTGACTTTCACCCCCTCTTTTACTGGTATCTGGTAAAGCTGTTTTCTGTGAGTTACCTGTAGTGTGATCTTGATATTGTTCTGTGGATTGATGGACTGGATCGTATACGCCGTAACTTTTTCTGCCGTACTGGAAGACTTCTTGGCTTTGTTCAATGCGGCCTTAAGTTCTGTAAGCTCCTTCTTGGATGTTTTCTTTTTTGCAACACCAGATTCGCCTTCCGAATCTATGTATGAGCTTACTACGCCATAGCCCGTTATGGTTCCCTCTGTTAATGGGTAACTTCTTTTTCTTACAGCGTCAGAACTGTTCCCCTCAATGGTATACAGGGTATTCCCGGATGCCTTTTCCACAATCCCCACATGGGATCGCCCTGTCTTAAAATAAACCAGGTCATTACGTTTGGGGGTATAATTTCCTTTGAGCCGGAACCGGTCCTTCTTTTTGTACCAGTTCATCCCTGTATCTGTAGAGGCAGTCTTTGGTATAATGTCTGTACCGATCCCTGCCTCTTTTGCACACCACGATACGAAAGAATGACACCAGGCAGCCCCATTCGTGCCTGTGTACTCTCCGAACTTTGTTCGGTTGTTTCCACTCTCTTTATATCCTACTTCCTTCAATGCAATATCAACCAGATCAGCCATACTTGTTTCACCTCCCTATAATTTCCCCTTGCAGTATATCGTAGCGGGCCGGAATGGTCAGACGCACTGCCGCCGGCAGTGCTGTTGTGTAGATTCGCTTGGAAAACTTTCCTCCAAATTTGCTCTTTAACGCGCGGTCTACCTTCTTTTTATTTTTTTTGTAAATCACTCCGGCGTTGTTCGCGTTTCCTATGCCATACACTTTCCTGCTCACCACAAGCAGCGTGTCCCCCTTTTTTGACGTGTAGGACTTTACAATCTTTTTTTTGGTCGTATCCACATTGCTTTTTCGGAAAACTTTATTCTTTACTTTTATTTTCTTAGTCCCAAACTTTACATGCTTTTTCAACTCGATCTCGACAGTTATATCAAGTCCATTTTCCGCATCTTCTATGATCTTATAATTTTCCAGCGAGACATTGAGGCTTGTATCGAAAGAAGGTGCTCCTGAAAAAATATGGCGGAGCACCTTGAATTTGAAAGGCTTTCTGTTTATTTTCAGCTTCTCAAGCACTTCAAGATAGTAATCCGGCCGTTGAAATCCAGCATCGCTGTATACCGCAAAAGGGTACATGACTCCAGGCAGCATAAGATCAAAACTAAAATCTGTTAGTTTTGTCCCTTTCAACTGGTTTACTTCAGATTCGTTGATCAAGTTTATTGCCTTGTTGTTGCCATTGATGCTTGTCTGTATTTTAGCCGGTGCGACAGGAAATTTAATTTCTCCGAACCATATCTCGTACATGGAATCCATGCTACCGCTCTCATTCATTTTAGTGCACCCCCTCGGCAGAAGCATACAATTCTTCCTCAATCCGTGAATTCAGTTTATTCATGATGCCATCAATATCCTGTTCTCCATTGATAGAATTATGATTTGTCATATCCACCTTAATGGTGGTAGAAGTGTACCTGTTGATTGCGCGTTGCGTGGCAAAATCGCGGATATATTTAATATTTTCAGAAGTAATGTCTAGTGATTTCGCAATCTTGCTCGTGTTCTTATCCATATTGTCTATGTTTGAGGTAAGCCCCGACTTGTCAAAATGCGCCTCGATACTTTCCATTTTATAATCACCTTCTCCACCAGTCATATTGAATAAATCAAATTTATCTTTTAATCCTGCACCAAAATCATACCCCTGATGGTAGGCATCTAAAACAAAATCAGAAGAAAATACATCATCAACGTCATAGGTGAGCATTCCATCGGTAAAGGCATCTCCGATACTCCGGTACTCCTGTTTGCTGGCATTTGCTTCATACTGCTCTGCTGCATAATGTGAGGCGGCACTTTCCAGCCCTGTCGTGTCAATATCCACAAAAGGCAGTTTATTTATTAGGTCGCATACTCCAATGATTACATTGGTGATTGTCTCTAATATGCCAAACCACTCCGCTTTTATCATAGGACCGAGATTTATGAAAAAAGTTCCTATGTTCTGAATGATCGCTTCTGCCGCCATTGATATGCCGATCCAAAAATTCATAAAGCCCAGCCATGCATTTTTAACAAACTGAACTGCTATGTTTGTGGTCCCGCATATGACCCCGATCGTACTGATATGTGTGTTGTTTAAGCGATTGTAGGCTCCTATCACAATGCCCAGTACAGTAACTATGCCAAGAAATCCCCCTATCAGCCAGGTAACCGGACAGCTCAGCAGTGCCGTATTGAGGCCGTACTGTTGTGCCGTTGCTACAGCGGTAGCCGAAGCCATTGTGCCTGTGGCTGCGGCATGGGCATAGGAAGCCAGGCATAGCGTGATCCTGACCGCACTAAGTGCCAGCTCCGCCACCTTTGCGGCACCAAGATAGCCCACATACAAAAGAAGGGCTGTACCAACACCTCCTATGATCGGTTCAATGAAAGACCAATTATCCGTTATAAATCCCCCTGCGACTCCGATCAAGTCTCCTGCTCTTACTGCTACTCCTACGACAAAATTCATAGCATTTCCGATCCCGCCCAGGATATTCTCCGCCTTTTCCCCGAACATCTCCACCATCCGCATGGAACTCGGCAGTCCGTGGGCAGCCAATGCCTGGTCAGCGCTCTGGATCACATTCATCCAGCCGCGGGTAAAAGCCGCATGCATGTTAGCAAAGGCAACCGCCCACGTACCTCCCGCTTCTTTGGCTGCTCCATGGGAAATCCCCCGGTCCATCGCCTCACTTACTGTCTGGATAAACTGGGCCGCACTTATGACGCCATCGCTCAGATCTTCTTTTACAGAACTCACGGACTCGCCGACAGCGGCAGCATAGATTTCAGCAGCCCCAATGCCGGCATCAAATAACCGGTCAAGCTGGTCTGCCTCAACGGTCCCTTTGGAATACATCTTTCCTACTGCATCGATTACACTTCCAAGCTGTTCATTGGTTCCTTCTCCATAAAAACTCACGGCATCGGCCCAGATCCTCACCCGGTCCGCCGCAGTGCCAAGCGCCATCCCTCTCGTCGTAAAGCCCTGGACAGATTTTGCTGCCACGTCCAGACCGTAGGCAGTCCCCAGAACATTTTCCCTTATCTCCGAAAGCGCAGCATTAGCCAGATTGGAATCCTGGGTCATAGTAGTGACGGTTCTCTGAAAACGGTTCATTGTGTCCAGCCTGTCAAATGCTCCGCTCATATCTGTTATTCCGGTGCGTCCAATGGTGTTCCGTATAAGCCCGATCGCCTGATTCGCCACCAGGATACCTCTCTGCCATCCAGAAAACCCATTCGCCACCCTCTGTACCGGTTCTTCGATATCCTCAACTTTTGTAACCATATCCCCTAATTTCGTAGAGGCGGAGGCAAGTTCTTCCCTGGCGCCGATAAGGGACGATGTATCAATGTCCATATCTACATCCATTGCCTGGTTCATCTTCTCCATTTCCAGAATGGTTATGTTGACTGCATTAATGACGCCGTATAAAACGGAACTAAAATTATCCTGCAGTTCAATTGCAGATTGTATCGTTGCCATATCATCCCTTCCTTTCTTTTTCAGCTTTTCTCAACTCTTCCTGTTCTTTCTCTACCCTTATGTCGATCGCCGCGATAACAAATGCTTTTTCGTTTTCTTCCATAGCGATGAATTGGGAAGGACTCCAGTGGAATTTGTGTAGGCAATAATATGCATAATTCGCTTCGGCATCCTCCCCTTCAATCAGTTTTTTGCGTCATTAACCTTCTTCTGTAATGGTTCAAAACCCTGGAAACACTGAATCCATTCACATAAATTCTGATACTCTCCCGGATCATCAACCAGCTCATATAATAAATCTTCTGGGGTTTTTACCCCATATGAATCCTGGAGTTCAGAATTATTTAGGTCAGGAAAAACAGCTGACCGGCAGATCATTTTTGTTAAATATTTATTCACATTCAAACGGGGACGGAATGCATTCGGCTTCCCTTTTATCTGAACCTCTTCTGTACACAGATCCCTGATCGTTCCATCTTCTTTCGTTGTGATATGCCGGAATTCCCATTCTACTGTTTCCCCTTTTTCATCGCATATAGATCCTGTTACCGCATACTTTTTATTTGCTTTTTCTTTCTTGTTTCCTTTCAAAAACGCACTTAAGCTGCTCATTATTTTCCATCCTTTCAAATAAATTTTATAATGTTGTCAACTTTTCAACATCCCTTCCAGCATGCTGAACTTTCTTGGAATCTTAAAGTCCTCAAATGTACCAGAAACATCTTCATCCAGTGAATCATCTGACGTTGCGTCAAATTTGGCGAGAATTCCTTCGTCAAGGTTGCAGCCCACAAGATCTACCTCCTGCATCTCAGCATCCGATGTTGGGTCATAGTTCAAGATCTGGGTCTCAAAATATACATCCTGGCCAGTATTTTTGAATTCCTCCATTAATTCCCGCAGGATGGAGGTATTGTAATGCATGGTAGCAGAGAACGTCCCTTCCCACCCCGTGGACTTGTTGCCGCTTCCTGTCTTGCCGAGGATGGCTACCTTTTTTTTCGTTTTTTTGAACTTTGCTTCAAACTTTGTCATGCTCATAAAATTGTAACGTCGCTCTTTGATCGTCACAAAGCACTGCGCTAGTTTTGCGGACAATGTATCTTTTGCAAGCATGGTCGCATTGTTTGAAAGCTCTGCAATTTCTTCCTGTGTCACAATTTCACTCCTTCCTTACTGCACAGTTACAGTCATATATAACTGCTCCATTGCATTTACAATTGTTACCATGTCCGTTACGACAACAGATTTCTTTGAATCCCCTTCTGTAACAACCACATCAGATTCCGAAAAGTTTTCAATCGCTCCAATCTTCTGCAGTTCCTCATGGTGTTTAACGATATCCAGCCACAGCGCATTTCTGCCTGATATGCTGTTCGCTATCGCTCCAATATATCTGCTGTTAAATATCACCGCAATATCATTTGCGATCTGGTCCATGACACGAATTGACTGGTTCGACTGGAATATCTCTCCTTTCTCATCGCTCAATGTAGTAAGAGAGTTTATATCCGCAAGGATCCGGATCTCATCCCCTGTCTGGTGCAGAACAAATTCACCGGCTTTTATTGCCGTCTCCAGCTCCGTCTGCGTGTAGGAGCATATCACTTCCGCCTCTCCATCATACTTCTTGTTTGTGCACGACTTATTGACAGCACATCCTCCTACTGTTCCAAGAACCCATGGAACCACGTTGACACCGTTTTTCACGTTTACAATGCCTTCATGATCTGCTGCCGTGTTGTAAGCCACACATTGAAACTTGGCGCCAACCATTTCACGCATTCGTTTCGTGAAAGCCACATACAATCTGTTTGTGGCCGCGTCCTCTGTCATTGTACCAATGGCATTAAAGGCATAGGGTTCAATGGCATCCAGGTATTCTGTATGATCTTTTCCAGTCACCTCTGAATTTGTTCCTCCTGTCATCTGCAGCCCCGCTGTTTCTTCCAGGGCAACATCACGTTTAAAAACCACCAGACCATTGTCTGTCAGCTCATTCGTAGTCCCAACAGTCTGCATATCTATAAGCGTGGTGTCAAGGTATGTCTTTACATCAAACTTTGCCTGATCATCTACATTTACCTGAATGACGATTCTTATATCATTGCCCCTTGTCCCGCTGTGCAGTGCTTTTGCATAAACATTCTCTGCCCTGTCTCCGCCAGCGTTTAAACGGCACAAATAAAGCTTTGTCGCATTCCGGAAAATATCCCTGAGTGCAGACAGCTCGTCTGCGTTATAGCCATATCCAAAAATCTCAATAGAATTTTTGATCAGTTTTTCTTCCGTTATTTCAATGACTCCTCCAGATCCCCAGTTAAGTTCAAGCCCCATTGTTACAGTGCCCCTCTCCCCCATTAATGCCTGGGCACGGGCCGCACTGACAAAATTAATATAAGAGCCTGGCAGGGTCTTGTTCTGACTTGTAAAAGTTCCGCCACCAAGTGCCATTTATTCCACCTTACCTTTCTTGTAGTCCCGAATCTTCTTTTCCACCTCGGAAACCAGATATAAACCATCCCCCAGAAGAGCCTCCAGAAGATCTGAATCTTTCGCAAACCTTTCGGAAGATATCAGCTGTTCTTTCGAGAACCTTGGGGTATTTGCCTTTTTACTTGTTTTTTCTGCTGCCATCCTTCAATCCACCTTCCACATTCAGTTTTTCCATCCGCGGTTCTCCCTGTACAGCTTGAACAGCATAACAGTCATAATTCACAAACATCGTAAGGAATCCGTCGGTTGGTTCTGAAGAAATCTTTGTTCCTTCCATCAAATCACCGTCTGCATTTTTAATATATTCCAGCGCAGACACAAGCCGGCCCTTGATCTCATTACACTCCCTCTCCGGCTCGTCGGTGCAGGGAAAATACTGAACTGTGAATTTATTTTCCAGTTTCCTTCTGCCTCCGAGCCTTCTCTCATCTGAGCCACTTACGCAGGATACAAAAAAACAGGGCTTCTCTGTACCCTGCTGCCTGTCTTCTGTGTATATAGAATACTTGCTGCCGAATTTCGCATATAAAGCATTGGTGATCCCATCCAGAATCTTATTTGTCATTGAAGCACCTCCTTCAGCCATTTTTCAAGTTCCTTTTCAAGAAACTTCGGTGCGATCCTGCGGATTTCCTCCTCGGATTTGGTCAGCATGAATCTTCCTTTCACCCAGGAACTCTTTAGCTGTTTTGCGATAGCAGGAACATATCTCCCTGGTTGCTGCCGGTGCCCATATTCCACATAAGAGGCATATTCCTTTGAATTTTTCACCTCTACTTTATAAACGCCTCCAGCGCAGGATACCTCTAAGGTGTTATCCCACAGCCAGGCTCTCTTTAGTTCCCCTCCCTGCTTTCCGGATTCAACAAGATCGCCCTCTTCTGTTAATTCGTAAGTTTCTGAATAGTCCCCCACCGGGGTCCGGCTTACGGCCTTGCGCAAAAGCCTGGCTGCAAGCCCCTGTGCTGCTTTCCTGCAGAACGTATCCATTTGCGCTCTTCCCTGCACGCCTTTGAGCTGGTCCCGTAATCTTTCAATGTCTTTTGTATCCAATGTCACACTGCCCATATTACGACCACCTTTCACGCAGTTTGAGGACAATTTCCTGATGGGAATTGTACACTGCCGGCTGCCCGGACCGTTCGTATTCATATGTACGTCCTTTGTGCTTGATCTCAATCACACATCCGGTTTTGATATCTATGTCCGGATTTATAAACAGTTTCACAGTCTGGGATGGAACTGAGGCTGGATCCGCTTTCTCTCCTGCCTCCAGTCTTGAGAATGACAGGCGGCACGGTTCATCTTCAAAGATGGCACCCCTTTTTCCTTTTTTAACTTTTGTTTTTTCATCGAAAACATTTATCTGTTCATAAACTGAACAGCTATCCTCATACGTCTGTTCGATTTTGTTCCGCATAATCCTACAGGCACTTTCAATATTCATGATCAAAACCTCACTTTGCGAAAACGATTCAGAGATGTTTTATGCCGGCTTAGTATATTGCCAATAGAGCTTTCTTCCACATCTTTTCTAAAAGATATGGAAATATCTCCTTCTGTGATAGAGGAAACTGAAAGCCCTCCCTCTTCTCCCTGGCTCGTTGCGCGGTATATGTCTATAGCTATACGGCATGTTGTTTTTTGCAGACCGAAAGGAATCTCATTGATATTACAGTAGTTCTTTACGACTTCCTCCGCCTCTTCTGCTATAAACCTTAGGACAGAATCTTTTGAATGGTCTTGTGGATCCATTCCCAGAAGTTTTTTTAATTTCTCTATCTGCATTCTCTATTCACCATCCTAAAGTTTGTGCTTAAAAGCCACGATCCGGATCTGTTTTGGCTCATAAACCGGTTTCCAGTTCGATGGATCCCGCATTTCTTCTGGGGATGGCCCCTCTGTTTTAGCCACATTTTCACTCGTGAACGCTACGCCGCGCGGGTGAAGGATACTGGTCCGTCGATTGATAAGATAATCTACGCCAGAACCTTTTCTTTTTGCACGATCTGTCTCTGTTGGCACAAAGCCTTCTGGGTTCCCGTTTCCGAGCGCTACGGCTCCATTTCCAAACAGATATGTGGTATAAACACCTTTCTCTACCGGGCAGCCATCATCCACAATTACCCGTTTTCCCTGATACACATCAAAGCTTGCGTCTTCTGATGGCCTTATCGTCTGAATCATATTTTGTTTTCTTAGTTCTGCTTCTGTTGCACTGTGTATCGCTATTCCTGTCAGCCGGGCCTTTGCATCTCCTAGCAGCTGCTCCGCGTCAATAAAAGCGGATCCACTCCAATTTGCCGCAGCGCCACTTTTTCCTGATATATCCAACAAGTTGGAGGCCAGACGTGTTTCCTCCGGTTTTGCAGTATCTCCTGTCACCGCTGGAATTGTTCCAAAAATACCATTGAGCACTCTGATCAATTCCTTTTGCAAATCTCTAGACCAGAACCTGGCAACCAGCTCTCCTATGGCTTTCATCGGGTCCTTTCCCGCAAGCGCAGCGGATAAGTCTGTCGCACTCCACATCTTTGCCCTCCGGAATATTACCGCCACATCCTTGTTGGATGTAATCTTGTTCTCTTCCAGATCCTCACCCTCAATCACCTGTTCAGATTCTCCATTAAGATCCTCAAAGAAAGGCATATTCACTGTTGGTGCAGGCTGTGAAGCCAGTTTGTCAAATTCTTTATTGTTTTCCACAATCCCGCTGCTCAGCAGCGCAGAAAGTTCCATTGTCCTGTTTACTACGTATGGATTGAATAATTCCGGTACGATAACATCCTGTAACGTTGTTCTCATTTACTTCACCTTTTCCTTTCATTTTTAGATGTTTACTCCTGCCGCCGCAGCCATTGCCCGCGCCTGTTCCGGGTTTGCCCTTAACAGCTCCCCTTGTTTTGTCATGTTAAAAGTTTCTTTCGCGAAGGGATTTTCCGAATGTTCCCCCTCGCCTCCCTGGGGGCTGTACCCAGACTTTCTCTGCTCTTGCTTGAACAGGTGTGCCATTGATTTGTCCGCTTTGTATGGTTTTATGACGTCTTCCACTCCTATCGGATTGTTTTCCTTGTCGAAGACAAACTTCCCGACACCGCCTGCCTTATAGATCAGGTAATCCGGATCAATGACCCCTGCTTTGCTCAACTGCTCTTTCAAAGCATATGTCTGCCTTTCTTCCCGTGAAGAATTCTGCAGTTTTTCAATCTCCTTTTCATAATCCTCGATTTTCTTTTGAAGCTCTTCACTGTCCTTGTTCTCCTTTTTCAGATCGGAGATTGTTTTGTTTGCCGTCTTCAGTTCCTCTGCTTCGGCATCAAAGTCCTCCTTTGGCACTGCATGATTCGGAAACTCCTTCAGTATGGCGTCATAAAGAGCCTTAATATCCACTTTTCCATCCTTATTCGCAGAAGCCTCTTGCAGTATTTTCAGTAACCATTCCATTCTCTTTCCCTCCATATCTTTTATTCTGGTACTGCCAGTACAGGTTCAGCCGGATACTCCACGGCGGAATATATAAAAACAGGACTGCTGCCAGCCCTGTTTTTATCTCATGCATAAAGAAAGAGAGCCTACTCCTAAGCTCTCTCTGGTTTACACCCACGCAAATTCAGGTATTTTATTTTTTTGAATCAGAAGTGTATTAAAAGATTTATTACTTACACATCTTTGAATTTAACGTATCAACCATTTTTGCACAAACCAACGAATTTGACTGTTTGTCACGAAACACAATCGTGGTTTTGCTTTCTTCTGAATCTGTATAAGTTATGAATGAATAACCTGTTACTTCTCTCTTAGTCTTAGTTTTAGGAATAGATCCCAGCACTGCTCCAGTTGCCCCAAATGTAACAGCGCCAACTATTCCTTTTGCCAAGCTATGATGTTTAAATTGTTTTTCATCAATATCCATTTGAAACTCTACATGTTTTATTTTTTCATATTCTATTAACATTTCGCTCCCAAGGCACAAGATAATTATTCCTTTTTGTGTTGCCGTTACTTGACAATCACAATCTTCTGGTACGCTTAATCCTACTACGTGCTGAATATTAGAAAAAACCTTTTCCTTGTTTTTACTGAATAATGCCATTTCATATCCTCCAAAATTGTAATATAATCAATATATCACAGAACAACAAAAAAATCTACCTATTTCCCCTCATTCACAACCTTCTGAATGAGCGCTTGATACTTCCTTTCTATTTCCATCCTCGGGATATTTGAAGCGTGGCTTAAAGTGTTTGGTGGAAGTTTCACTTCCGGAAGAGCCTCCACTTCGTCCAGCCATTGTTTTTTCAGCTCTTCTATTTTACCTATCTGTTCCTCTGTCAATTTTAGTTCGCTCATACTCAATATATCCTTTCTTTTCCAAAACACAGCATATACAATGATTTGGTTCTTCACCTGTCAAAATCCCCTCAAGCCCCTCCCTGTATATTGTATTATAACTGATTTTATCTAATGGTTTCAATACCCGGATCTTATAATTATATGTATTGCTTACACAGCGGAACTCTTTGATCTCAGGGTGTTCCTGTAGAAAAGAAAAATCATCTTTGCCGAACGAGACATCACCCTGGGCTTCCGGGTGGTTATGGGTGATGATTGCTTTTTCCAGATTCACATCATATATATCCACATTATCTTTTTCACCGATAAACTGCACAACCTGCCCGTTTTTTTCGACAACGACCGCATTCTCAACATCTTTATCCCTGATCTGATCTTCAAAGTAAACAACCGCTTCACTCAGGCTTTCCATCAACACTTTCCCCAGATCGATCCTCTTTGATTTTCCTCCTGGCATTTCTGCTTCCGTTCGAACGTATTTCTTTTTCCATTGCTGGTACGACAGATCAGCAGGCACATAATACGTCTTTCCGTCCTCTCCGCGGGCGGCTCGCTCTTCTCCTTCTGTGTATTCATCGTTAAAATAAGGTATTGTATTGCCACGACATTGCGGATGAAAAGGCGGCGCCGTCACACCAATCTCAAAATCCCCCAACGAATAGTGTTTTTTATCCATCGTACTGCAAAAACTACAGGTAATGCTATCGAGGGCCTCCAGTATTTCATATTCCTTCACCCCCATATCCGCCATGTTGTCACGCCGTGCCGTATTGCTGAACGCTGCTGCCTCCGTCATTACAAGCCTTCGCGCTTGGGTTTTGGAAACTTTCATTGCCTTGGCGATTTCGTTTACTGCGATCTCTGGCGAAGCTCCCGTAATGCACATTTTGGATAAACTCTGATACAGGGTGTTGATCAGCTTGGTTTTGTCCTGCCAGATTCGTTCAGAAAAATTTTTTTCATCAACAGCCCACGGTTTGTTTAGGATCTTTTCCACCACTCTGTTATCCAGTTTTCGGATATTGGAGTTTTTTCCTTGTCCCTTCTGGATTTCGTATGCGGTATGATAGTATTCATCTGTGTAACTATCCTTTACATGGCTCTTTGTCTTGTCAATATATTTTGTGTAGAGTTTTTCCGCCTCTCCACGTATTTCATACTGAAGCGCCTCCAACTGGCGGATATGAACCTTTGCCGAAGCATTTTCCAATTCTTTTACCCACTGCTGGTTTTCGGAATTTTCTTCTCCATATTTGATATATTCCTCCACGCTCCAGCGAAACTCTTTTAGTTCATTCTTATCCAGCAGCTTCTTTGCCTCGGCCAGTGATACTACATTATTGTCAGCAAGCCTCTGATACCAGACCATTGTCTTTTTGCTTATTTCAGAGAGAGCACGATCAAATTGTTCCTGAATCTCTTCCGCCTTTTTCTGGGACTTTATATTCGCGGCTTTTTCCAGCTGGCTGAATCGCTCACGCCAGTATTCCGCACTTTTTTTAGACATGTTAATACACCTTCTCTACAAAATATCTAAGTTGCTGGAGTTGGTCCTTAATATTGCTATTTCCTCTTTTTTCATCTTCGTTTTCCTCTTTCCCAGAAAAAGCATTCTGGTATAATTCAGCTTTCTCCTGTTCTTCTTTTTCTTCCTTCTGCAGTTGTTTCAGCTCTTCATCCACATTTTCCACAAAAGGATGATTTTTAAGAATCGTTTTCCGGCTTATGATTCCCGTTGAATCCCGACAGATCTGTGCCTGTTCTGTTTCATTTTTTATCCGGGTACGTTTCCAGGTCTGCGTGATCACGTCGCACGGGATATCGGCATATTTACATAAAGCGCGTATAAGTCTGGCAAATCCAAGACGGAACTCCGTTTCCATCAGTCCGGTTTTCATCTCCAGTAGAGAATACATAAACTTAAGGGCCTCGCCAGACTGGTTGCCAAAATTCTCAGGGCGGGGATCAAAACCTTGTCCCTGTTCAAAGATAGCCTTTCTCGTTGCCTCCAGGACACTGTTGCGCGCCTCAATTGGTATCTCAATATTTATTGTGCTAACGCCTGGACTTCCTTCGCTGGGATCCACCTGGATAACCTTATATTTCTTTAAATCCTGTAGAAAACCATTTAAGTCTGTACCCCCATATCCAGAGATTACAAATATAAGTTCCTGTATATCTTCTAGGTCATTAATAAAACCACTAAATACTTTATCATAGACATCTATCAGGGGTTTTATATTTTTTAAATCGTCCGTTCGTATGTTGTTGTTCCAGAATGGTATAAACGGCACTTCGCCAAATTTGTGTTCATATCTGTCTACTTCCTCTTTGGTTTCCTGGTTAATGAACATATGATAATATACCAGCCCTTCCGAAAGAGCATCCTCTGCTTTCTTTTTGAAAGCCTGGCATTCTTTGTCTGTCCAGTATTCATACACCTTGTATTCTTCTCCGGCATCCGAAAAAATCGGATATTCGCGAAGAACTCCAATCAGTTTTTTCTTTAGGCTTTTGTCAAACACTGGTGTGATCTGCTTGCTGTCCACTACTGCCCATTCAATGCCCTCTTCACCAACCCAATAATGTACCCATCCTGCACACATATTAGCAGCATTCACGCAGAGTTCCATACAATTCTTTGTGAATTCATCACCGAGCAGTTCTGTTACTTTTTTGTTTGCTGTGGTATTGCCGATATCAAATGTCGGTGGTATTGTAAAGGCATATGCCGCCTTCTGATTTACAATCAACCCATGAAAATTTCTTGGAATACGGTTATCTGCATTTCTTAAAGGATTCCTTCCTTCTGTTTGTTCTGATTTTTTTCGGAATAAGATATCCGTTTCATTCCGATAATATCGTTCTGCTATCTCCGCATTCCTGACGTACTCCGCGTGCCTGGCTGTGTATTTTTCTATTAGCTTTTGAGCTGTCTCCAGATCCATCCTGTCCACCTCACTTTAATATTCTAATTCCGTCCCCACCACGGATAATCGTATAACAAAGATACCTAAGGCTGTCCATACAATGATCTCTGGTTTTAATTGGTTTGTCTTCCCCTCGTTCTGCCGCCTTACTGTCCCATATATAAGAATTGAACTCAAGGATGGTATTTTTGCACTCATAATATATCCCAATCTTGTCTTTATTTAATAATGATGAAACGTACCTGATTCCATCCAGAACATCATTTTTTGCCTTTTTTATCCGAAATCCTCTTTTCTTGAGCTCGGCAATAAATGAGGCTGCCGATGGATCAATGATGATCTTCTGCGGACTTATGTCATTAAGCCACTCTTCCAGATCGTCTGCGTACTCTGTATCCGTCTTCTGCCTCTCCTCGTCCCGTCCACTGTAGTAATATTCTCTAAGACATATCCATTTTCCAGAAGCCTCTTTTGACCATAGGTGGAATACCGTAGCATTCTGTGTTCCGTAGTCGCATGATACATAATAATCACTAAACACAAGACCTTTCAGGGATTTAATGATATGACGTTCTTCGTCGAACATATCATAAATAATTCCTTCCGCGACAACCCAAAGTCCAAGAATGTACCGCTTGTAAAACACACCGCTGTACATGGAACGATACCGTTCCTTTATTCGTTCGCTCAGACTAAGGTTGTCCTCCATGGAGAAATGAAGATATAGCAGGTGCTTTTTATCCCTCTTATCAATCCAATTTATCTTAAACCAGTGATATGGTCCATCCGGGTTACAGTTAAACCAATATTTTGAGCCATCCACCGAGCAGCGTCCTGTTGCCTGGTTTACAAAACTCTCTGGCATAAGTGCCACCTCGTCAAAAAGGCAGCCTGCAAGCGTAATGCCCTGGATCAGATCCTGTGACCGCTCGTCCTTCCCGCCAAAAATGTAAAAATAATTTGTCCTGCTACCTTTGGTAATGACAACCAAATTATCATTTCTGTGGTCTGTTACGCCATAACCTCTCGATCGCAACATCAGCTTTAACCAAAATAAAACGTTTCTTCTAAATGATCCGATAGTTTTGCCACACATTCCAAAATTCTGGTCTCTAAAGGACTCCATTGCCCACATCACGTATGATAATGACATGCATAATGTTTTTCCGGAACGGATCGCACCATCGGCAATGATCCCGTCCATTTCTCTTACTGGTGAATTTTTGCACCACCAGTTCAGAACCTTCCTTTGCTTTCTTGAAAAAGGTCTGAATTTAAACACTTTTTTAGCAATCCTCTTCATCACACCAATCCTCTATTGAAGTTGCATTTAGTGCATCAATAAAGCCATCATCTTCTTGCTCGGTATCATCATTCTGCTCCATCTTCGCTTTTATCGCCTGAATTTCAGCGCGTTGTTTTTCTGTCGCAAGATCCATATGGTCACTCAGCCATTGCAGCGCCTTCATCCGATCAGAAAGTTTGATCTTTGCACCATCTTTTCCCTGTAATACCTCTGAAATTAATGTGCCATCAACATCCTTACTGTCTTTTAGATCTACAAAAGGCAGCTTTGCCTTGTGTTCTATGCCTTTTTTATCATAATATTCTGCTTCTCTGGTTCCAAAGACCACATAATCCGTTATATCGGCAAATGCTATGTCGATATATTTTTGAAAAATATCTTCCTCGTTTAAAAATTCCCGATTAAGTCGTTCTTGTTTGAGCTGGGATATTTTTTGTTTTATCCGAGTATTTCTGAGTAATGCCGGGCCATTTGTAACCGCAGTTGAGTAACTGCATTCATAGGCTTTTTGGTAAGCCTTTGTTGCGTTAAAGCAACGAATGTAATGGGTACAAAAAAGCTGCTGTTTGCTGGTCAAATCGTCATTTTCCAAAACCGTTTCAACCTCTTTAACAGCATCCTTCTTTGTTTTCTTTATTTTGTTTGCAACGTTGCAATCCTTTTTACGCAACGTTGCGTTTCTGTCTCCTTCCCATTTGTAACGGTTTTTCCAACTCCTTACAGTTCCTTCTGCTACATCCAACTGTTTGGAGATTTCAATGAGTTTCAGCCCTTCCTTATACAATTTGAAGGCTTCCTCCACTCTTTTATCTTTCGCCTTCGGCAAGGACTCACCACCTTTGATATTTTATTTAACTCCTAATAAGGAGGGAGGATTCCCTCGTTTGGGAATCCTCGACAGATATATGCAGAAAGAAGGACACAGTTCCCTTTCTGCATCCTTCTTTTAGTTTACATAATAACATAACTAAATGGGACATTGTGGGACATCTTTAAATTTTTTATAGCTTTTTGGTGGATTCTTTGCATTTGCTTCCGGCTATAGCACATTATCTTACTTATCTCTTCCCAACCCATAAAGTATATGTACCGAAATCGTAATACCCTGGCTTCCTCTGGATCCTCCAGCTTCCACAACATTTCTTCAATTTCCAGTTTTATCTTACATGAATCCATGATAGCGTCGGCGATCTGCGCCTGCAGATCCTCCAGCTTAACCATCAGGTCTGACAGGTCCTGGTGGTGGTT